TACTCCCGCCACAGTCCGGAAAGGCTTGAACGCACAACAACAGTCAGTGCCACAGATGCCGGCCCTGTTCAAAATGCCCAAGCAAGGGCCTGTGCTGGGCGGCAACGCCAACAAAAAAGCCAGCAGTGCCGGCTACATGTTTGGTGATGACGTAGAAGTGGGACAAATGCCTCTGGCAGAGACCATGGCCGAGATCGAAGAAGACATGATTTCCAAGGTCAAGAAAGACCTAACACACTATTTGGATCAACTGGCAGACAAAGTCAAAGTAGATCAAGATCTCAAAGACAAAGCAGTTCGAGATATTGAAGATGATGATCCTACAGATCCTGATACTCAAGAAGAAGATCAAGAAGTAGATGAGATGCGTCCAGGACAAGGCCAAGTTAGTACCCTTCCTGAACCCAAGACATCACCTGTTAAAACTATTCCGTTAGAAGATGGCACAGTGCTGGAAATACACGGCGACCAACGCAGTGGGTTTACCATTCATGCAGGCGGTCGAAGCATGCCTAGTAAGTTTCGAGAATTAGATGAAGCCGAGATGGCAGTGAATCTATACCGTGCTAGACGTCCGGCCAAACCAGACTCCAGTGCAGACTACGTGGAAGAAGCCAAATGATACTGAACGAATTTTTTAACTTACCTCAAGTGTTTGAAAAGGAAACGGATGAAGGAATCTTTGGTTCCCGGCCAAGTCCAGTGCTTCCTGTAGTTGATAAAATTGCCAAGGTAGCCAGTGGACTCACTCCACAGAATGTTGAAGTTGGCAAGCAAATTATTCAAAGTCACACTAGAGATATCACACGTATGTTGAGCCCACAGGCCCGGTCCGGTGTTGATGTGATTGAGCAAGGTGTGGCGGAAGGTATTCGGACCGAGTCTGCCGAGTTGGCAAAACAATATGGCTGGGCATACAACCAAGGTGAGTACGGAGCATCAATGACGCATCCAAAACATGGTCGTATTTCGCTTAGTTCTCCAGTGACTAGTAGGAGAGGAGATACCGCAGTTGAACGTGAGTGGACACATAATAATGCCAGTGGTATTGGTGACAGATCGTTAGCACAGCACTTGCAAAGTTTAAAAGAGCAAGGCATGGCGGAGGCCAAGGGCGACTACGTGCCACCTAAAGAAGCCAACTACGATGACAAATATCAGGCCATGGTCCGGCGTGTGGGTGAAAAGGCCAAGCAACAAGAAAAAGCCAAACAGCAACAACCAAAAGCACCTGTGCGCGAAAGCCGTCTAGCGTTGTTGCGACAAATCATCCAATCATAAGAACACCCTTAGGACCGCACTAGTTGCGAGGGTGCCCGGGTGCTGGGCGTGGAAAGCGATTCGCTACCGTGATCCGCAAAGTGACCACTTTCCTTAGCCAAACCCATTGCTTTTCTAAATATATCAATGTATAATACATGATCAAGGAGAACACATGAGCGATTATAACCGCACTTTCAACGGCGAAGCCAAAGCCAAACTAACACAGTTATTTAACGAAGGAACCCAAGTACTTCACGAGATCGAAACACTCAGTGAAGGCCTCAATGACACCGTCCGGGCCATTGCTGAAGAATTGGAAATCAAACCTGCCACTCTGAAAAAAGCAATCAAGATTGCTCACAAGGCCAAACTGGGTGAGACCAATCGAGATCATGACGAACTCAACACTATCTTGGAAACTGTGGGAAAAACTTTGTAATGGAAGTACTAACTTTTGGTAAAATTGCCTATGTTCCAATTTGGAAAAATGCGACAAGCACATTTAGAATGAAGTTTTCTTCGCTTGGATGGACCACTAAACACATTGATCATCTTGACGAATCTTATGAACTTTTTGGACACATCAGGCATCCTAAAGAAAGACACTTTAAAGGAGTAGCGCAATACCTAGTTATAAATCAGTTAGACCATCTATTAGATGATCCTATCTGGCAAAAAGTATTGAGCACTGCATTATTAGATGCGCATTCTTATTCAATCTACAGCATGTTAGGCAAACATGTTTCTCGTATAAAATGGATACCAATCTCACCAGGTATTGATACTATGCAACTAACTATAAAATATTTAAAATCTAAAAACATTGAAATTGATAATTTGGTTTATAAAAATCGCTCATATGGAAAAATACAACATGTATACCATCAATTGCAGGAAATTAACAAAAAATTTGACACATATAATATTGTATCTCTTTCTTTTGACGGGGATTTAGCATTATGGAATTCTATATTTCCATATGTCGACGAAGACAATATTGAATATATGTACATACATAATTAATTCAACAATTTCCAAATCAAAACATGTCATGCTTTTTTAAAAATCTGTAAGGAGATACTTTGAGTCAAACATTTAATGAATGGCGCAGTTCGGTTGCGGACTATGTTCGCGCCGACTTCCAAGAGTATCCCTTTCGCTTCTGCTTGGAGATGGTGGGCTGGGTGATATCGATTGGCTGTAGTGTAACCTATGCTATTACTGTACCCAACTTGCCGTTCATTCCGCTGTATGCGGCATTCATCACAGGATGCTTGATCATGGCCTGGTGTGCCTATACCCGCGGCAGTTTTGGTATCCTGGGCAACTATTTGATACTAAGTATTATCGACAGCACAGGGCTGATAAAATTGCTGATCCAAAGCAATTGAGAATCGTTCACTCGACGAACATGAATCATGGCCAACCAGCCACAAATGGAGACAGATGAGTTATATTGACGCACTATTTGACAGAGAACATGATAGAATTCATGTTGTAGAAAGAGTAAATGGACAAAGAGTTTACAAAGAATTTTCGGCAGAATATCGATTTTATTACGATGACCCAAGAGGTAAATTCCAAAGTATCTATGGCACACCCGTCGCAAGATTTTCTACACGCAACAACAAAGAGTTCCGCAAGGAAGTCCGCGTTCACAGCCATAAGCCAATTTACGAAAGCGACATCAACCCAATCTTTAGATGCCTTGAAGAAAACTACAAGGACCAAGACGCACCTGAACTTCACACAGCGTTTTTTGACATTGAGGTGGCGTTTGATAAAGATCGCGGCTTCTCACCGGTATCAGACCCTTTTAATCCCATTACTGCGATTTCAGTCTACCTAGACTGGTTGGACCAATTGGTCACACTTGCGGTGCCACCGCGTAGCATGACCTGGGCCACAGCACAGGATCTTGTGGCTGACTTTGAGAATACTATCTTGTTTGAAGACGAAGCAGAAATGATCAAGACATTCTTGGACTTGATTGAAGACGCAGACATCCTAACAGGCTGGAATTCAGAAGGCTATGACATTCCTTACACCATCAACAGAGCCACACGAGTGCTATCTAAAGATGATACAAGACGTTTTTGTTTGTGGAATCAACTGCCCAAGAAGCGTATGTTCGAACGCTTTGGTGCCGAGAATGAAACCTATGACTTGATTGGTCGTGTGCATATGGACTATATGCAACTGTACCGCAAGTATACCTATGAAGAACGCCACTCATACTCACTAGATGCCATATCTGAATATGAACTGGGTGAACGCAAGACACAATTTGAAGGCACACTAGACTCCTTATACAACCAACACTTCCGGACGTTTATTGAATACAATCGTCAAGATACTATGCTTATTGCCAAGATGGACAAGAAGTTACGCTTCTTGGAATTGGCCAATGAATTGGCTCACGCCAATACCGTGCTACTGCAAACCACAATGGGTGCGGTGGCTGTAACAGAACAGGCAATTATCAATGAAGCACATGAACGTGGAATGGTTGTGCCCAACCGCAAACAGCGACTCACAGACGAGGACACACAAGCGGCAGGTGCCTATGTTGCTTATCCCAAGAAAGGTGTCCACGAATGGATTGGCTCAGTTGACATCAACAGTCTCTATCCCTCGGCTATTCGTGCGCTCAACATGGGGCCGGAAACCATTGTAGGGCAACTGCGTCCTGTGATGACTGATCGACTGATCCGAGACAACATGGCCAAGGGTCAGAGTTTTGCGGCCGCTTGGGAAGGCGTGTTTGCCAGTTTAGAGTATACCTCAGTATTGAATCAAGAACGTGGCACAGAGATCACCATAGACTGGCAGTCAGGAGAAGAGACTGTGCATTCAGGTGCTGAGATATGGCACATGATGTTTGACTCAAACCAACCCTGGATACTCAGTGCCAATGGCACAATCTTTACTTACGAAAAAAAAGGTATTATTCCGGGCTTGTTGGAACGTTGGTATTCAGAGCGTAAGGAACTACAGGCTCGCAAGAAGGATGCTAAAGATGCCAAAGAAATTGCTTTCTGGGACAAACGACAACTGGTTAAGAAAATTAATCTCAACAGTCTCTACGGGGCTATTCTTAACCCGGGCTGTAGGTTCTTTGATAAACGTATTGGACAGTCAACAACACTTACTGGTCGTTCAATTGCCCGGCACATGGACGCTCATCTTAATGAGTGTATCACAGGCGAATACGACCATGTGGGAACGGCAGTTATATATGGTGACACAGACTCATGCTACTTCAGTGCGTGGCCGGCGCTCAAAAAAGAAGTTGCAGAAGGGCGCATGGCATGGTCAAAAGAAACTTGTATTCAACTGTATGACAGTCTTGCTGACCAAGTCAATGCAAGTTTCCCGGCCTTTATGGAACAGGCTTTCCATTGTCCCCGCGACATGGGCGCATTGATCATGTGTGGTCGAGAAACAGTGGCTGATCGCGGCTTGTTCATTACCAAGAAACGTTATGCTGTGAATGCCATTGACATTGAAGGCAAACGACTTGACGTCAACGGAGTCATTGGTAAAACCAAGGCCACCGGACTGGATCTAAAACGCTCAGATACACCCAAAGTTATTCAAGAGTTCCTGTTAGAAATTCTAAATAAACTACTTGCTGGTGCAGGCAAGGATGACATTGTGGAACGTATTCGTGAGTTCAAGTATGAATTCATGGAGCGTCCAGGCTGGGAAAAAGGATCGCCCAAGCGTGTGAACAACTTGACCAAGTACGGTGCCGAAGAAGCACGTCTTGGTAAAGCAAATATGCCAGGACATGTGCGAGCCGCCTTGAACTGGAACCAGATGCGTCGAATGAATGGAGACAACTACTCAATGCAGATTGTGGATGGTATGAAAACTATTGTGTGTAAACTCAAGTCCAATGCTCTAGGCTGGACATCAATTGGTTATCCTACAGATGAACAGCGTCTGCCCACGTGGTTTACTGAACTGCCATTTGATGACGGCGAGATGGAAGCCACTGTGGTAGATGGCAAGGTTGACAACTTGTTGGGGGTATTGGATTGGGACTTGGCGTCAGCAACTAACACAGAAAATACATTTACTAGTTTATTTGACTTCGAATGAAACTCAGCGATACCGTTGCCCTTTTAAATTTACTCGATTCACTTGATGTCCCAAGTGAATGCACTAACGCCACGGGTACATTAAGTAATATAACCCATATCGTTACCGAACACGCTGAGCCATATCAAACAGCCAAAGATAATATAATAAAAACATACGGTGAACTAGTCAGTAACCTTGCAAAGTTTTCTGCACAAATTGAAACATTAAGACAGG